TGAACGCCGACCTCAAGCGGCTCGGCTACTGAAAAAAAGACGAGGGCAGGGGTTTCGCTCGCCCCTCCTCCTCCGTACTCCTCTCACACCCCCACCCTGTCCCGCAGAGCGGGCAAGGAGCCTCAATGTTCGTTCGTCCTCCCGCTTTCCGTGTTGGTGACCTCGTGACCTTTGGCCGTCCCAACGGCGAGCAGACCGAGGGCCGCGTCATTCGGGTGAATGCCGCGAGCATCACCATCGAGCAGACCGAGGCTCGTGGTCAGACCCGCATCCGTGAGGCGGGGGCCAAGTGGCGGGTTCACCCGAGCCTCGTGCGGCTCGTCAGCAGCACGGGCACCGCCCCCGCCCCGGTCGCCCCCAAGGCGGCTCGCCCCGAGGCCGACCTTATTGCGGCCCTGCGCCGCATCGAGGCGAGCCTCTCGCCCGAAAACTTGCATTGGGATGGTGAGCGCAGCCGCTCTGCGGCGCGTGCGGCAGAGCGGCGGCTCAACGCCGAGCGCAAGGCGCTCATCGCGGAACTCGGGCGGGAGCCGTCCCCCCGCGAACTGTGGGGGCTTTGATGCAGACCTTCCTGCCCCGCGCTTCCTACAAGGGAAGCGCGCAAGTGCTTGACCGGCAGCGGTTGGGCAAGCAGCGGGTCGAGGGCTTGCAACTCTTGAAAGGGCAATGGGCCAACCACCCCGCGTCTCGCATGTGGCGCGGCCACGAAGGCGCGTTGGCCCGGTATGTCCTCGCCGTGTGCGAGGAGTGGGTTGCCCGAGGCTACAAGGACACCTGCGCCGACAAGGTGCGGGCACTCATGGACGCCCACCCCGAATGGAACACGGCCGTCCCGCCGTGGTTCGGCAACGAGGACTTCCACCGTGCCCACCGCTCCAACCTGCTGCGTAAGGACGCCGGGTACTACGCCCCGCTCTTTGAGCACGGGCTTCATGCCGACCTCCCGTACCTGTGGCCCATTCCGTAAAGAGGGTAGAGTTCCGCATGTCCGACCGCTACATGACCGTCGCCGCCATGATGGACGACCCTGACAACCTCCTGTGCGTCCTGCGTGAACTACGGCGGCGGTTCGGCGTGTGGCCCGAGGCCGCGAGCCTGTACGCGGCTCCGTGGCGCGAGGTCACGGTCCACCCCAAGGGGGTCAAGACCACCTACTACGCCCTGTCCCGGTTGCCGGGGGTCAACACCGCCACGGGGACAAGCCAACTCCTCGCCCGTGTTGAGTACGAGGGCGGGGACGGGTGGTGCATAACCATTGCCGGTAAAGACGAGTACGGCCCCTTCGACACCGCCGACGAGGCCAAGCGTGAGGCCGAACGCATCATCTTGGAGAGTGGCGAGGTCGCGCACTTGCTCGCGGACATGCCGTGGACGCCCGAGGACGACATGGAGTGGCCCATGCCCGCCCCTGCCCGCGAAGCCCCTTACAGGTAAAACTGCACCGAGGCGTCCTCGCCCGTAACGAACTGCGGAAAGCGCACGCCGAGCCGGTCCACTTCGACGGTGTACGGCGTGGTGCCCGTGGACGGGAACCTACGGTCTACTTTGAGTGTGGAGGGCGAGACGCGGACGCTCGTGCCCGACACGCCCGAAGAACCCACGGCCCCGCCCGTGCTCCCGAGCACCGTGTCCAAGCGGTAAGTTCCTGCGTTGGCCCCGCCCGTGATGGTCACTTGCTCGTTCTCGACGGCAAGCCCCCAATTCTGCGACGAGTCGGTGAGCGTGTCCGGCCCCGAAGCCGTGAGCGTGCCCGTCAGCCCCGTGGGCGTGGTCGCGTAGGCACGCGGCGTCGTATCCGTGCCCCCGAGAAGGGCCACGAGCGCCGTGACCGTGTAGACCCCGGCGTTGGCCCCGCTCGGCACCCGAAGAACTGCGCCGGGTCGCACCGAGTAGAACGAGAGCGACGGGTCCGTAAGCAGCGTCCGAAGGAGGAGCACCATGCCCGTCCCCGAGACTTCCTTGGCCCCCTCGCAGTACTTGCGGGCGTCGTCGTAGTAGTAGGTGTCGAGCGCGAGGGAGAGCCCGTCCTCGTCGTCGGCCACTTTCTCAAAAGCGTCGGTGAACAGGTACGAGTAGGTGTAGAGGACATGCGCGGGTTTGAGCGCCGCGAGCACCTTGCGGGCGTTCTGCTCCAAGGTGAACGGGTCGGCAGGAAACCCACCGCCCACCGTGGACACGAACACCTCTACGCCGAACTGGTCGAGCAGCGTGTTGCCGCCCACGGGGTCGCGTGGAGGCGTGGCGAGATAGTTCTCGATCACTTGCACCACGAGGTCGGGGTCGAGGAGTTCGACGCCCTCCTTCATGGACTTGGCGGTGGCCCCCTGCAAGAGCAGCCGCACCATGCCCCGCAAGAACTCGCGGTAGCGCAAGTCCCCGTCTATCTGCGGCGCGTCCCCCGTGGGGAACACAAGCGTTCCGAGGGCTTGCCACAAGAACTCGGGGCGAGTGAAGTCCCACGAACTGTCTTTGAGCACCTCGTTCGCCGTGAGTTGCGCGTCAACGAGTTGCTCCATCATGGCTTGGAACTGGAGCGTGTACCAAGGCCCGTTCACCTGCGCGACATAGTTGGAAGGCAGCACCGCCCGAAACGACTGCATGAGCAGGTTCACGAGGGCCTGCTTGTTCGCTTGATACGCCTGCCCCGTCACCGGAGAGGGTGCGGGGTTCTGCGCCTCCGTAAACGGAACGAGGGGCCTGCTCATGGCCGCACCTCGTCGTAGGTGAAGGTCAATGCACCGAGCGTGAGGTACTCGGCCTCGCCGGGGTCAATGTCCTTGGCCCCCTTGTCCACGCCCACAATGTAGGTGGTGGCGTAGGCGTGAGCCGTGGGCGAGTCCCCAAGAGCAAGAGAGACAAGCACCCGGTTCGCCGTGAGTTCCAGCCGCCGGGCATAAATCTGCGAAGTCGTGGTGTAGCCCTCGGCAATGAGCGTGGCGTCATCCGAGTAGCCGGGAACGCTGCGCCCTTCGCCCCCGAGAATGTAGGCCCGTCCTGCTACGGTGCCCAACGAAGTGAGCAGAGCGTCCGCTGCAAGCAGGTCGAGTTCCACTTCGTCTTGGAACACACCCTTGTAGGCACCAACGGGTCCGCCGCCGTCCACGGTCGCTGCCGAGAGTTCTTGGTTGATAATGTAGACAAGCGCAGAGGAAGTCGTGAGCGAAGTGAGCAGCGTGCTGTCGAAGGCCACATCCGTCGAGAGTTCTTCCTGCACCACTTGGCTCCCCGTTTGCCGGACCAACTTGGCAAGGGGCACGACGATGTACGAGACGCCTGCGGTGTTCTCCATGACGCTGATAATGTCCGACTGCCGCACCGCGTCCCCGAGCCGCAACTGCGCGAAGAAGTTGGCGAGGTTCGTGCGAAGCGCGGTGTCCACCGTCGAACGGTCTTGCCCCTGCTGCAACACGAGGGTCGCTTCAATGTCGAGCGGGACAATGACCGCTTCCTTGGCGAGCACATCAGCGGTCGCGTGCTTCTTCTCGTCCACCGCGTTCTGCGTGACGGAGACAATAATGTTCGTCGTGTAGGTCACGACGAAGTTCTCGTCGTGGGCGTAGTCAATGAGCACCGTGGCCCCGTTCGGAATGTCCCCCGTCTCGACGCGCCGAATGGAAACCGCCGTGGTCTGCGTGCCAAGGTCAATGGTGTAGTCAGGGTCGCCCGAGGGGTCGTTCGGCCCTTTGTATTGAGCCGTCTTGTCGGCGTTCCACACTTCAATGGTGTAGTAGAGCGCCCCCAAGTTGTCCAAGAACTCGGGGTATGCGCCAATGAGCACATGGCTTTCGCTCGTGACCACAATGGCCTCGCCCGAGGGGACCAGCGCACCCGTCGCGGGGTCGGTGTAGCCACCAATGTTCAGATAGTCGCCTGCGAGCGTGCTCCTGCCATAAGCGAGGGGAGAGTTCGGGCGGTAGAGCGTGTAGGCCGTCGTCGGGAGCGTGCCGCTCACGGCTCCCACAACCGAGGTGACCGTCGTGACGGGTTGCCGAGGAAGCACGAAGTCCACCCCTGCGCGGCGGCGGTATGAGCCAAGCACCACATCCGTAAGGGTGACGGGGGGCTGCACCACCGAGGTGCTCAACTGCACGGTGTTGAACGAAGTGGTGCTCACTCCCGAGAGGTCGAACACATCACCCGTCGTGGCGTTCTTGAACTCGTAGCCCGCAAGGGGGTAGTCAAGAACTTCAATAATGGGGTTGAGCACCGAGAGGCTCGGGTCAACCGCTTGGAAAGTAAGGTCGGCAGGGTCGCCCACGAGAACGAACTGGATGTCCTGTGCGATTTCGTAGGTGAACGCAAAGGTGTCGGTGACCGTGGCAAGGTTCTCCCCCTGCACCCACACATCCACCTTGCCGCCGAGGTGCTGCCCGTCGTACAAGTCCCGCTGCATGAGCGGGTTGCCCGCACCGACAATGGCGACCGACACCACGCCGGGAACGCCCGCCGCCGTTTGGTAGTAGCCACGCTCCGTGCCGCTATCGACAGAGGCAAGCGCGTTCAGCGTGCGCTCGGTGAGCGCGAGGTTGCTCTCCGTCGAGTTGCCCCCGAACAGAGACGCGGAGTTGGTGGCGGACAGGGTGGGAATGCGCGTCACGAGGGTACGCACCTGCCCCGCGCCCACATTCCCCGCAGGGCCGGGGGTTACGGCCTGCACGGGCACCGTCACTTGGTAACGCCCGGTCACGGGGTTGTAGTACGAGGCAAGTTGCGAGAAGGCAATAGACGCTGCGCGGGTCGTAGAGAACTGCTGGCCGCCGCCCGAGACAAGCGTGCCGAGCGGAATGACCAGCGAACCCGTAGGCCGGGTGGTCGTGTAGAAAGTGACTTCGCCCTGCGCGTAGGTGCTTGTGCGCCGCACCACCCCGAAGTTGGAGGCGTAGGCGTCGAAGCAGGAGTTGATAAGCGCCTGCACCGAGGAGTCAGAGGTCAAGTAGAACGCGGCCTTCAAGCCAATCTTGTACGGCGAGGAGGGCACGGCAACGCTCGTTCCCGAGCCGGTGGGGTCGTCTACTTGCAGGAGCAGCGTGGGGGTCCGCGCACGGTGGAAGAAGTCGAGAATGAACCGCACCCGCTCGGCTTCCGAGGAGAACGGGTCAATGACCGTATCGCGGAGAACCGAGCCTGCTTCGACCTTGATCTGCGGGTTCGACCTGTAAATAGAGGTGATGAACGACCGCACGATGTCTTGCCGCGAGGTGGCCGGGAACGCCCCAAGCGCGGTGGTGACAGACAGGGGGTGTGCGACCACCTCGGGTGAGAACGCGCTCTCATACTCCAAGTTCTGCGTGGCGTTGTAGTAAACCGCCGAGACGACATAGTAGAGCGGTGTTTCCAACAGAGCCGAGGCGAACGAGCCCACGGCAATGGTGGGAGGCGTGCTGGACGGGGTTGCGAGGCGGTTGTGCTCAAAGGAGTAGACCGTCAAGTTCTCAACGGACGAGAGCGTGCCCGAAAGGCGCAACTTGCGCGCTGTCTCGGGGACTTCGTAGGCTTCGTTGAGGTCATTCTGCAAGACCGTCTCGTTGTCGTCCTCCTGCGCCGCCGTGAGCCGCCAATAGAGCGGGTCGGTCACGGGGTTGCCGAGCGGGTCCAAGAGCACTTCGGCGTTCACGAGCACTTCGGCAAAGTCGGTGGTGGTTTGTGTGACCACACCCGTCGTGACGGTGTTGAGGTTGACGCGGGTGTAGCCGGTGGCCCCTCCCCCGGCGTAGAGCGAGGCGTAGAAGTTGAACCCTTGCAGCCCCACGGCGTCTACTTGGGGCACACTGATACGCACGGCTTGGTCAAGTTGCTCGACCGTGACCCCCGTAGGCGTAAGCGCGATAATGCCCACGGTGGCTTCGTCCACGAGCGTCACCGTGGCCTTCGCCGCCGAGGTCACCGACCCCGACAGAAGAACTGCACGCACTTCGACGGTGTTGATCCCCGTGAGCAGGAGCAGCCCGTTCGGGTCCGCCGCCGGGTTCGGCACCGTCCACGCGCTGCCGTTGAACAGCACGAACTCGGGGTCGGAGGTGTACCCGCCGCCGTTGATGGACACCTGCACATCCACCGTGTCGGTGGTCGTGGTGCCTTGGAAGAACCGGCGCTCCGAGGTGGTCGAGAAGTAGACCGTCTCGCGGAGGACGCCATCGGGACCGTAGACTTGCGGAGTAGAAGTCGCCATGCTGGTTCCTTACAGCCCCACGCCTTGCAGCCCGAGGGTTTTCCCGTTCGATCCTGCGAGAGCCACCGCCCCCGGCACGGAGAACACAATGGAGAGGTTGATGGGTTGAAGCGAGGCGTTCGTGACCGTCACCTGCACGAGCGCGGTGGTCGGGTCGTCGCCCGGCGTCACCTGCACATTCTTGAGTGCGTAGAACCGCTCCTTGCTGGTGACGGCTTGGTACTTGGCCTGCTCGTTCTGGACCTTCTGGACCCGCAGAAGCGCCGCTCGGACATCTTCTTGGAGCAGCATGGTCGTCGCTCCAAGGAACTTCGTGCCCACCCTGTCCATGATGGTGCTGCCGTAAGCCGGGTGATAGGCGTTGCTGCCTTTCCGCGTAAGCAGCGCCTTCATGCAGGCTTGGTAGAGCAAGTTCTCATTGTCGATGAGCACGAGGTCGCCCTGCGGGTCGAAGCGCATGTCGTTCTCGACATAGGTGGCGCGGCACCGGGGGCATTGCTCGGGAGGCGCGGCGTAAGTGACCTTGAAGGTCGGGTTGCTCTTGACGGGCCGGACGAACTTCGGGTAGCGCGCCGGAACAGGAGCCTTGACGCCCGATATGCTCGGGTAGGTGTCGGGACGAGCAACCAACTGCCACGGGGGGTACACCTGCGCCCCGCGCGTTCCGGTCTGCGCCGTGAACCCGAGTGCCGCTGCGCCCTGCCCGCCCACCCGCACGAAAGACTCGGGGCCAACCGCGTTGGTGTCAGCAAGAACAATGGCCCCGTTGCGCGTTCCCACCTGCACGAAGTCGAACGCCGCCGTGCGGATAGCCTGCTCGACCGCCGAAGAAGTGACACGCTCGCCCACAGGAAGCCGGACTTCAACCGTGCCTGCGCTCGTGGTGAGAACGAGCAAGTTCCCGTCCGGCCCCACAAGGTTGGTGCAGCGGCGAAGAACGAACGGCCCCGGCACACCCCCCACGAGCACCGCCTGCGAGTAAAGCCCGGTCGCGGGAATGTAGTAGCGGTCGTCGGCAAGCACGCGCACCACATTCGCGTTGGCGACCGGAGCCTTGGGCACGAGCGAAAGCCGGTCGCCCTGCAACGACACGGGCTCCTCGATGACGAGGTGCTGGCAGGGGAAGGCGACTTGCAGTTCGACGCTCACGCAGGCTCCATGCACACCACTTCGCTATAAGGCGCGCACCGCCCGCCCCTCGTGCTGGCGGCAAGGAGGTCAGGTCGCGGCATAGTCCTCGTCCCCCGGCAAGTCGTTCATGAGGTTCGGGTACGCGCCGAGGTTGTCCGACTGCGAGGCGAAGTCAGCCGTGCCGTCCTCGGCCACTTCATACCAAATGCTGTCGATGATAGCGACGGTCTGCGCCACCGTGAGCACGGGGTCATAGCGGTCGGGGTCGAACGGCGCGGGCATCCCAAGAAGGGCGTCCCCGTTCGCCCGCATGAGGTCGTCCAGTTCTGCTTCCAACTGCTCGCGGAGGTCGCACAACTTGATGATGCGGGCTTCAAGGTTGTTACGCTTGTAGGCGACTTCTTTGCTTATCCAACGACGAGCCTGCGACATGAACAGCACCATGTCGGTGTCCTCAAAGTTGTTCCGCCCGCCCTTGCGTCCGGCGGTGTTGTACCCCTCCACCGAGGGCATCCCCTGTTGGTAGGTGTTGCCGCCGTAAGCAGGAGCCTGCGCCTTCGGGGACACGACGCCTCCGCTCGGGTAGGGCGAGTACGAGGTCGTGTTGGTGAGGTACACCTCGTCGGGGTGCATGAACATAGAAATGTCGAGCGGGTTGCCGCCCATGACGACATACGCCCCAAGCAACTTGGCGAGGGATGTGTCAGGGTCCACGAACACGCCCACCCGCTTCTCGGTCGCCGTGGTCACACCGTCGTCGTCCGTCGTGGTGTCGTAGGCCACGCGCACGAACCCAATGCGGTCAAGTTCTGCTTTGATAACCGCGATGCGCGCGAGCACATCGCGGCGTTCATTCAGCGCGAACCGGCGGAACTGTTGCCATTGACCTTGCCGAAAGGTGCCAAGACCATTGAACGACATGGCTCATTCCCCCGCAGCGGCGAAGATGGCGCCCACCAAGTCGAAGGCCACCGCAGGAATGGGGCCTCCGAGGACAAGAGCGAACCCGAAGCCGTAGTCCGCCGCCGTGTCTACGGGCGGGTTCTCGGCGGTCAGGAACGCCCGAAGTGCTCCGCTGGTGCCTGCCTCCACGGTGACGAGCACCGAGACATTCCCGAGGCGTAGGGTGGCGAGGATGTCAAGCAGCGCGCGTATCTGCTCCAAGAGGGCTTGGAGTTGCGCGATGCGCGCCTGCAACGCCTCAATGAAGGCAATGATGGCGTCGGCAATGCCCTGCAACCCGTCGAGAATGGTGAGCAAGAACTGCTCAATGTTGTCGAGAATGGCAAGCACTTGGGGGAAGCCATTGGGGAACAGGAGCACATTCGCCCATTGGCCGCCCTCGGTGCGGAGACGCGGCGGCGTCGTAAGCAGAAGGACGGTGAGCGCCGCGCTGTACACCTCGTCGGGGATGAGGTTCCGGCAGAAGGCGAGGTTGGTCCCGCTTCCCACGAGCAGAGGTGCGTCGTCGCACGAACCCTGTCCGTAGTAGAACTGCGCGGTGCTCGCCGTGGGGATTGCACCAAAGCCGGGCGCACGCGCCAGCCCCGTGACGGTCGGGAACTTGGGGGGCTGCAAGAAAGACGCGGAGGGGAACAGCCCCGTGTTCTGTGAGGTGTCCGCGAGCGTCTCCAAGAGCGTGAGCGAAGGATAGACGGTGTTCACATCCGACCACTTGAACGAAAGCAGCGTACCTACGGCTTCTTCGGACTCCTCTACAAGAAGAAGCGACTGCCCCAACTTCGGGAGGTACGCCGACAAGTAGCCGTACACCTTGGTTTTGAGGTTGCTGCGGAACGCTGCCGGGGTGCGCTTGCTGAAATACTTGTTCGGGTTGTCGAGCCGCATGTACTTGAACAGGTCGGCGGCGACCAACTCCAACCCCGTCGCCACGAGCGCCGTGTTCGACTGAAACCCCGAACCACTCGTTGCCACCGGGAGGTCCGAGCGCGACAGGAGGGCCACCACGAGCGCCGCTGCCACCGCGTCGGCCACGGGGCCGGGGAAGGTCACCTCCAATGGCGGGGAGAGCGGAGAGAAGTCCCCGTCGAGGCGTTGGGGGACGACCACAGAGCCGGTGACGCCCCGCACGGTGGCGTCGTTGAGGTAGAACAGGGGCTTGAAGTCGTAGTGGGGGTTTGAGATGGTCCCGGCACCGTAAGCAGCGGTCGCCGCGATAGTGTCGGCCACCTGCTTCGACACGGCCCGCACCACCACCGAGTAGGTGTCCGGCTGGTACGCCCCCTGCACGGAGAG